CTTGATGACATAATCATAGGCGCTCAGGTTCTGGATTTCACGGTCCCCAATCCATTCCCGCATCTGCGGCATCTGCCCCAGCCAGTTATAGGACTGGTCCCGGGTGGTGCTGGGTACTGTGGTTGCTATCTGCTGGTAGGTTGTTGGCGTTTCCGCCAACGCCTTATTAAAAATGACGCTGTATCCGATGGACATGCTCCGGATGTTCGCCTGGTTAATAATCATGGCTGTTTCCTCCTCATTCTTATGTCTATTGTGCCGCTGGCATGGCCGGCTGGTTAAACCAAACCGTCACCCCATCCTCTTCTACCGCCAGCACCGTGCCGGCCGGGCTGCTGCCTGCGGAAGTCATGCTGATGGTGACCGCATCCTCCAGATAGCAGGTCTTTAAGATATCTGTTGCCTTGGCCTGGCTGGACGGAATGGCGGAATTTTCCATTACGAATGCCCCGCGGCGCACCTTTACCCAGATGTCCCCGTCTGCCCCGGTCCGGTTGTCTGCCGGCTCCAGGGCCACCCCGGCCACCGTAAGCCCCGCGGCCTTCGAGGCCGGCACCGCATAGCCGTCTGTCCCAAGGGCCACCATGGTGGCCTCCGTGATGGCTGTGCCGGCTGCCACTGGCAATACCAGCGTATTAGGGTCTAACTTTTCATTCCCCGTCCGTATCATCTTCCATACCTCCATATTTCTTTAAATCCTCTTCGGTCACTCCCTGGTTCTTCAGTATCTTCCAATCAACCTCCGGTTTCTTCTGTGTGCTGGCTGTAAAAGCAGTCTTTCCCATCGGTACCACGACCGGGGCTTTTTCCATGAAGGCCTTAAATCCCTTAGGGTCGGACAGGGCATACGCCACCGCCCACTCCTTCTGGGCCGGTGCCAGTTTCCCGTCCTTTAAGGCCAGCCCCACCAGTTCCTCCGCCTTCTGGCTGGCCGTCTGTTTTTCAAGCTCCGCCACCCGCTGCTGCAATGCAGAGTCCCCAGCCTTGAATGCCATGATTCTTGCCGTCACGTCCTCCGTCTTTGCATTTTCCGGCAGGCCCAGCAGGTCCAGCACAGTCTTGTTAGCTACCAGCTGCGTCCCTTCCTTTGCAGGGTCCTCCTTCCCGTCCTTTCCTTCCTGACCATCCTGTCCTTCCTTCTCTGCCTGCTGTGTAAGCTCCTTAATCCGCTTCAGGACGTCCTCTTCTGTCGTCCCTTCCTCCAACCCCAGAAGTTCAATCAGTGCACTTAATTCCATTCTTGGTTCCTCCTCTTCCTCGATGCTTAACACATCGGAATTTATGATTGCAAACATACCGGTGATGGCCGGGGTATTGGTCAGCGCCGCGCTGTGGAACACCGCCGCGTGCTGGTCTGCCTTTTTAACCAGTACCACCGGGGACAGGTAGCGGTATTCCTTGTTGGCGATATACTCCCGCCCCTTTTTGGTCCACTCCACCCGGGCCATCAGGGCATCCTCACCCGGATACAGGTCCTTGATCCAGCCGGCCGCCGGGGCCTGCACATCATTCAGGGTCTGGTGCTCATAATCAATCACCAGGTCCAGCCGGCGCGCCTTGAACTGCCGGATGATTCCGGCAATATCCCGGTCATCCACCTCAAAGTCTCCCTTTGTGCTGCTCACATGCCCTTTGGGCAGCACCCGGATGACCTCCGGCACCCCGCTCAGGTCGATTCCCGACAGGGGCCGGACCGTTAATTCTGTCTTCTTCATCCCATGCGCCTTTCTGTTTTGCGTTTTAACGCGCCATTGACGCGTTTTGACGCGTTAAATTTATCCGGGGCTGGAATTCCCCGCCGGCTGCACCGGATTGGCCTTACGCGCCTTCTGCTGCTCCCCGTACAGTTTCCTTAAGACCGGCGGGAACGCGGCCAGATCCGGCTTCCACTCCGCCTTCGCCGGGTTCGTCCGAAACTTCGGGTCCGGCAGCAGCGCCTCCGTCTCTCCTGTGGCCGGATTGGACGTATCCGGCAGGGTCTGCTCTACGGTAAGCCCCATACGCCTTACCTGCTCCTCCGTCCTGGAGACAACCATACACCGGCACCCGAATCCGTTGGGCGGATACCAGATATCCCACACCGGGGAATCCGCTGGAAATACCCGGCCGTCCATGGCCGCGTGGCTTTCCCTCACGTGCCCGTCCCCGGCCGTCTGGTACTGCCAGTACCTCCGCCGTCCCATCACATCCGGGTCCGTCATCTGCTGGTAATGGCCTACGCTGTAGGCTGTAAGCATGTTCTGACGGAAGATACGGTCCGCATGATAAGGCGTCAGACCGTCATAGCCCCGCTCTTCTAAGAAACGGTCCATGTTTTCCTGGAATTGTGCCTTCGTGGTCCCTTCCTCTATGGCCCTTTTCAGTTCCTCCAGGAACTGGTTCAGGACCTCAAGCTCCGTATAACCGGCAACCGAAAAAGCCAGCGGGCGGTACCATTCCTTCAGTTTCCTGAAGTCCTCATACCGGATGACCCCCTTCTGTTCCAGGAACGCTAAGGCCTCACCGAACACCTCCGGCTCCGTCCCTTCCTTCAGTTCCTTTATGATCTGCTTATCCATCCTGCATCCGCCCCAACATATTTGATACATACATGACCTGCTCCACCAGCTGGTCAAAATCCTTCACCTTCATGGCCTTGTATAGCTGCCCCAGGGCCTTCTCGTCCTTCAGCTGCTCCTGCAGGGTCTCCAGGCTGTCACAGTGCCCCACCAGCTCCAGGACAGGCTCCATCATCTGTTGAAAAAAGCTTCGGGACTGCTCCACGGCCGCCGCCTCCAGGCGGTCTAACACCTGCTGGCCGTCTGCTTCCTTTCCATCGTCCTTCAGCTTGAGCCCCCGGAACATGCCAGGCTGCCCCGTACCCGCCATCCCGGAGACGGCCGGGGACGGTCCGATGGTTTCCTCCCCGTTTTCCGGGGCCGGGATGTTGAATTTCTTGTACAGCCAGCTCTTGGGGATTTCC